TGAAGATTTGCATTTATTTGGTCTTGATTGCCACTTTGAAGTGCTGTAAGTAAGTTAGTTTCGGAAAAAGCAACAGGATTAGACATTGCACTAGTTAAAATATCATTAGTACCTCTTTGTCCTTGTCCTTGATTAAGTAAATCACGCAACCCAGGGATAGCATCTATAGTTGAATCTAGATAGTAAGTTGACGTCTCCCCTCTTGGACCCGTAACTTCTGTGTGTAATGATGTATCTAATGCCATGTTAATAAATACTCTGTTGATTTTGTGAGACGTTCATTATCCCAACCACTTGTTTTGCCCACTCTCGCCAATCCTCATATCCTCTAGGATCAGGTACACCACTTTGTACAAAGTATCCAATCCCTTGCATACCACTTGCCCAGTCTCTCCAATGATCCTCTGGAACAGTTCCCAATTGATTTGAGGCAAACTGTTGAGCCATAGAAGCACACCATAAGTCCCAAGTCACCCCACGAGGGTCATACGTTGTTGTCATTACGGTGATCCCGTTCCACGTACATCACCAGCCTCAACATTGAGAATAACTCTACCCATGAAATAATTTCCATTTTGAGTGTTACTTGTGAATCTTATTCTCATCTCTCTACGCTGTTCTTTTAAGTCTATCTTGAGGGTAGTAGGAGTAAATGGATAAGGCGTGGATACTTGATCTGTATCATCAGCATAACCCTTACCAGTAACAGTCATTGTCATATTGCCAGTTTGGACAAAGTCAGGCTCAACTCTCTCTAATCTTGTCCACAAGTTATCACCACCCTGAGATGTTCCAACTAACCCATTATCAGAGCCTAAAGTATTTGTCTCAAAATAAGAATTGATTGCATTTACATTATTCAAATAAACTTGATCTGTTCCTTGCTCATGCGACCAAAGGGTGTAATTACTTGTTGAGTTAGCAACATTACTTGCCCATATAGGCTTTCTGAACACCTCAGAGAATGTTCCTGCTGATCGATTAGCCCCATCAGCCAAACCTGCGTCATACCAACACTTCTCACGCACATTAAAGATAATTGCATCATTACATTCAGTAGCTGTGCCCCTTGGGTAAAACCACCATATCTCACCCCATCTAGGTACTTTACTTACCCATACCTTTTGACGTTGGCTGATGTTCAATCCATCAAAGAACCAGTTTTGATTTTGTGCATTTGGAACTTCTTGTACAACACCGTTATACATCAAGAATCTATCTGTACCAGCCCAGTAAAAAATACCATCATACTCAATCACGCATGAACTACTCAATATAGATGTCTGTTGGCTGACAATGTCATATCTCCAATACAGACTAGATGTCCCCACAGTTTGAGGAGCATAAGATACTCTCACTAAAGAATCTAGTGTCCAAAATAAGCCTGATGGAGAGGTTGTACCGCCCCTTAGAGGCAATCCCTTGACAACTTTAGTAGAAGATACATTGTTTGCATTAGAGTCCGCAGATGTCCAATTATTAAAGTTACCAGCAGAACAATTCTGAATCAGTCCATTATTACCATACACAAAAAGGTATGGGTACAACATCACAATACCACCAGACACACTAATGTTGTTATCAAATGTCAATGTCACAGTTCCAGAGGCTGTAGCATTGGCACTTATAGTAGCCGTCCACACTCCTCCTGATGTTGTAGCTGATACAACATATGCATTAGCTGGTATACCCGTACCAGATACTAAAACACCTGGTCCTATGGCTACTATAGTTGTTGCAAAAGTTATACTTGCAGACCCACTGGTGGTTGTTCCAGAGGCTGTAAACACCCCAACTGCACTCAGAGTAGAGCCAGTAAATGTACCAATTAAAGGTCTTGTATTGGTTGTACTATCTATGTACTGTAGATTTTGTCCTGGGTGAGCTATTAAATTGTTATTACCAGTACCACCTGGATCATACCCAGAATCAAATTGCCATAAAGTATTTGCATTCGGTGAGTAATAAGATATAGAACTGATCGTACCTATAAACCCAGATCCAGTACCTCCAATAGATGCAGCAGATATTGTGAATGTATCTGAATACTCATACCCAGAACCTACATTCGTAATTGTTAAAGTTGTGATTTGGTTACTACTGATATATACCGTGACTGTTGCGCCTGTTCCAAGTCCACTTGCAGGAGTAATGCTAACTCCAGTATATGTACCATTGGTATATGCTCCACCTTGATTGGTGATTGTTACACTACCTAAAGGTCCAAGAGGCAAAATAGATGTAGGTCCAGTACCTATGGCTTGATCATTCGCAATGATCCATTGTTGTAGCCCATTGGCAAAACCTGAAATAACCCAACTCTGACCATTTTGAGATTGGATGATCATCCCTCTACTGATATCCATCGCATTCAAAAATGATCCGTAATAGCCTCCAATTTTTTTAGGTCTACCATATTGAAACCTAACCCACTGACCATCTACATAAGATGGAGAGGCAAAGATAGTCCCATCCCGTTGGATACCAGCGGCTGTTTGAAGGACTACAACTTTTTGAGTCATTAGAAAGACCCACCATTAATTCCAACAGGAACTTTCATTCCTGAAGTAGATATAGTAAATCCTTGTACGCCAGATACCGCTGCACCTAGTTGCCCAGTAGCACCTAGATAAAGTCCAGTAGATGTATCTGATTGGAAAGTAAGAGATGGAGCAGTAACAGAACCACTACCTAATGTTAAAAGCTGAATAAAACTATTTGATGCTGAATTGGCATTGTATACATTAGTACCATCAGATATAGCCAAAATAGCTGTGGTTGCAGGGACAATAACAGTTGTACCACTAGACCCATAAACTCCAAATGTCAGCGTATAAGACCCAGATGTTTTATTTTGGAATGAATATAACTGAACTGTTGGTGGGACAGTCACTAATAGATTTTGAGATAAAGTACCTGTGTATTCTTGGATGACATTCTTAGCCTGAGCTGCGGTTAGGTTGTATGTAGACCCAACTCCAGTCACATTTAACAATAATTGCGTGTAATTAAATACATTATTCTGAGCTAAACCATAAGAAAACCAATTTGATCCATCAGTTACAAATACACTTGAACTAGCTATTTGAACTTGTACAGATGTAGTAGTCGCTGAGTCAATGTAGTTTGATCCTGATGCTGCAATCGTTAAAACTCCAGTACCATCATTCTTGACAATAACAAACCACCCAGCTCCTACAGAAGATGCCAAAGGTAGAGTACCAGTCCCTGCCCCACCAGTCCAAACATATAGAGATGCTCTATCAGAAGTTTGGAATTGATAACTTGCTGAAAACTGAGCTATTGGGGTAGATTCATTTAAAGTATTATTAATAGCAGTCAGACCTAGACCTGCTAGAGTTCCAGCTACCGCAGAGGATGTACCAATACCCATCGCAACACTAGCCCAAGTACCTTGAGTTGTAGAGTTGCTTGTTAGATAAATATAGTAAGTATTAGAGTTTGTTCCTGATGATGATATAGGTATATTGACAATCGTATTAGAAAGACTATCAGTAACTGTAAATGAATAGTTTCCTGATGTTCCTATGTTTCTAACAATAAATGCCTGTCCAACTGATACCTGAAGTGCAGTAGGTAAAACCAACAACAATCCACTAGCGGTCGCAGTTACTTCCATGATGTTAGCAACTACACCCCCAGCAGTCGTACCATTGATGGGCCACTGTAAAAATGTAGTCTGACTAAGAGTTATGCTCTCATAGCCAACTTGAGATGGATCAATTGTTTGATTAGTATAGGGATTAACATAGGTTGTCATTTTGTTTCCTTTTAGCTATCTACTGCCACAGCCTGTCTGTCTCCAACCCTAGAGACATCTTCAGTCTTGAGTGCTTGTATAGCTTCTTGATATTTCTGCTCAAAAATAGTTCTCTGATCATTCTTTAAGAACATCACAGCCTGTAATAAAGTGCCAAATAACATTGCATTTGGAGCATTCTGTGTCAACCAATTTGTTTGGTTTGTGCTACTTAAAGGCTGGATTCTTTCATAATAAAGCAACTCAAAGGTATAAGCCTGATCTGGTGTAGGAGCTAAATAAAAATGATCCCAATCAGTATCTGCATAATACAAAGGCTGAGCAGTCAATGTATTGTTGGGCCAATAATTAGTCAGATACTCATACTTGCGTAGTAATACTGGATTCTTATTACCACTAGAATCAGTAATATTTAGTGATACTGTCTTGCGCCATCTAGCGGGCTTTTGTAAGACTGGGTTTCCTATAGATACTTGAGACTGTACAAGTTGTAACTGCCCTAAAGTCTTGATTTCTTGGGCAATCTCAAACTCAGCTAGAGTAATAAACGTAGGAATGGCATTTACAACAGCCGTGTCACTACGCTCCAAATACTGAAGTACAATGGATGTTAGACTGCTATAAGTCATCACCCATGATGGATTCACACTGGATACAGTCATAATTACCCCTTTCCCCCTATTTTAAATGGTATTGGGAAAAAAGTCACCCCAACTCATTACGCATAAACTCGTGTACCTGATTTGTCAATAATCAATTTTGACTTCTTGGGTGTGTCTCCAATATGCGTAACCATCGACACGTGTGTCCAGCGATCAAACTCACGGATAACCTGTTGGTAAGGCAGATCAGAAGCAATAATTGCCTTTGTGACCTCATCTGGTGTCATGCCTGGAACTCGTAGATCCGCAGCACAGCCTCTTCTGTGATCAGATGTATTCTTAGACCCCACCGCATTATTAACTGCTTCAGACCTAAAGGCACTGTTAACCATGATTGGCTTACCACCAAGCACCTTTTTAACTTCCTCTAGAAAAGCGGCTAAACGAGGCAGATTAGCTATGGCATCAATAATTTCTTCTTTACCATCCACAATGCATTTTTCATGGTCTGTAGGTGTGTTATCCAACTCACGATGATCAGTGTGAGTTAGTTCTTCAAGTGTGAAATTAGGACTGAGATTCATTTTGTGCCTTTCCAATATGGATACCTGTAATTAAACCTAAGAACCCACCACAGATAGACTGAAATGCAGGTCCAACAATATCAAACACAATTTTGTCATCCACAGTTGGATCAAGAACCGCTTGGACAAACATCCAAATCATTGATGCAATCACCCCCATTAAGGAGAGAGTTGCAATCATAGTTACACATCCTTTTAGCGTCCAGTCTTTCATTGTTTACTCCTTACTTCGTTGTAGATGTCAATACAGGCGTTGAGGGAACGGATGGCTTTGTCTCCGTCTGAGGCGATGGTGATAAGAGCGTTAGCAGCCTCTGGGTCAAGTTCGGATCTTGTTTCTGTATTTCCAGAGGTAGGGGAGGTATCTGAGCTGGTTTGAATGCTGCGGGTGGCGATTGACAACCGTATAGCACCACTAGCAACATCAGACTGTAATTTAGTAATCTCGGCTTTAGCTTGATCATTTGCTTTCCTTAATTCAGTTGCATGGTTATCGGCTATTTTAACCATCTCGGCTTCTTTTTCACGCTCAATTAAGTTCAGTCTAGCCACCTCAGCCTCTTGCTCAATATACGCCTGATGGTGACCATAGAAGTAACTACTGATCACCACAGACAAAATACCTATCAATATCCAAGGATTCGTTAAACTAAACATTATTTTTCCTTCTCAGCCTCTACTTCTTTTTTCAGCTTTTCTATTCTTTTAATGTTGGACTCCATCAAAATTCTCTCTTGACGAATATCCATATACATGAAACCAAGAACAGGAATAATCAAAACAAACAACAATGCCAATATCACAATGATCAGTACATACGCCCATGACTCACTCGATGAAGTGCCCACATAAAACCCATTAAGTAAATTGCCACAAACGCTATTGCAACGGTACAAGCCACTTTAAACCACTCTTTTCGCTTTTTTTCTGCAATTTCCTCTTCTATTTTCTTCTTATTGCGAAAATAAGCCTTTCTAGCAATTAACTGTTCCTGTTGTACAGTTCCAATCATTTCCCTCACACGGGTGTACAAATCCTTCAGTTCAGGGGGCACTTGATAAATCATGTACTCCCTTAGTTCTACTTGCATCTCTTCCATTCTGGTCATTGCAAGAACCCTGTTAATTGCTCTTTCTGTCTGATCCCCATTTGGATCGTAAACAGTCTTTGACTTTTCCTCCTCATCCGCAATATGCATCTTGAGAGCGTTATAAGCCTTGTAGAACGCTGTCAAATTCTTGCTGATCTCAGAGTACAAAGCTGTTGGATCAAACTCATCTGCTTTCTTTTTAGCCTGTTTAACAGGTCTTAAATCTTCAAGTTTTCTTTCTTGTTCTTTAGAAACAAATAAATTCTTGAAAAAACCAAAAATGCCACCGACTTCCTTGCCAATCGCCTTGACTTCGTTAGCCGTCTTGACAACGTCTTTGACAATGGCTTGTCCCTCTCGGAACATCTCACATCCTTGCTTGATTGCTTTGAAGGCAATGTTGGCGGTGGCGATGAGGGTAAACGGGTCAATTTTTATATCCCAAAGATTTTCTTGATGAATTCAGCCGCAACGCCTGGTCCAAGCAAGACACAAAGCATAACCCCATAGAGCAAATACTCTATCTTGGTCATCCTCTTTTCTCCTAGATCTAAGGACTCTTCTATGCGTTTGTATCTTTCAGCACAAATAGCTTCATGAACAGCAATGCGGGTTTCAACATCATCCATGATTACTCTTTTGGAGCCTCAGCTTGTTGTGCATTCACTTCTTTTTGCACCGCCTCAATGATCTGAAATACTTCTTGAAAAGGTTTTGTTCCAAGATAACTCATAACCATGTTGAGTGTCTGTACGGATAGTTTTATTTCTTGCATATTAATTCCCTGTAGGTTGATTAAGTTCA